GATGAGTGATCTTGTCAACCATCCGCCGCATTACAAGCACGGCGACATTGAGTGCATTCAAGCCATTAAGGCAGCTCTCGGTGATGACGGCTTTCGCGCTTACTGCAAAGGCAACGTCATCAAATACCTATGGCGTGCTGAGCATAAGGGCAATGCCGATCAGGATTACGGCAAAGCTGATTGGTACATGCGCAGGTTGCTGTTGCACGTAGATGAGTGATCCGTTCAAGCGCGGCGAGGCAAACTACGCCGCGTTTCTTACAGAAGACCACGTGCGCGAGCTGCGCCAGTTGCGTGTTGCCGGCAGCAGCTATAGCCAACTGGCAGAGCGCTACGGCATCGACAAGAAACACGCATGGCGCATCTGTCAACGCATTGCATGGAGCTGGCTGGATTAGTTCTACACACTACGAGGTTCAACAATGACTCAAGAACACCCGATCACCCCGCCGCCACCACACCTGCTCAAGAAATTTTCGGCGGAGGCACAAGCTGAAACAAAAAAGCGAAACGGAGCTGGCTACCTCAAGACTTTTGCCATTCTTTGCATTGAATGGGCTCTGAACTCCCAACCAACTCCTAATGATCTCCAAATTAGGAGTTCAGAGATTACCCCCCCGCCGGAGCTGGTGCAGCAGTGGCTGGAAGAGCTGTACGGCGGCCCAGTTTCTGTGATTAGCCCATTTGATCAGCGCGTCCTTATAGCTGCCGCCCAATGGGGTGCAGATCATGAGCTGGAGGCGTGCTGTGCGTGGCTTGAACTTAACTACCCTCACGTTTACACCACACGATTGCGTCGTTGCCGCCGACCTGAGCCGCCGACCTTGAAGGAGCAGGCGCTCAAAGAGCTAAAGGACTGGACAGATGAAAAACACGGACCCGGCGGAGAAGTGCACCTATGCGAAGGTTTGAGTGTTGCCACCATCCGCCGCGCTCTTGAATCCCTGCCCGATTAGTCAACATCACTTCTATGCGTGTGCACCTGTTTATTCAAAGCTTCATGTTGGGCTTTCTCTGCAGCCCAATAACTTGGATTGCTCTTCATCGAATACTGGCAAAAGCTCACTAATCAACTTTGCCGTCACAGCCATGACCGATTACAAACAACTGTGCGCTGAACTGGTTGACGCCTATGCTTGGTGTGTTGACCGCTACATGAGCGCCAGTAGTGACGACGATCAACTAATTCAACGCGCCCGCGCCGCCATGAACACAGTCAACAACGAAGGAACGCTTCAGATCAGAACGTGGCCGACTTATAAGCTTCAACCTAAGCCAGGAGCCACTGCAGATGATGTACTTGCCGTCTTAGCTCTTTTGCGCCTACGTGTTGACCAAGACGTTTACGATTCGCTGCCTGAAGAAACACGGCGACACTTCACTGCCGAGCCCTCCTAGACCGATCAACTAATGACTCAACAACTTTCACCTGCTGCTCAGGCAGTTTTTGACTCTTACAAGGCAGCCAGTGATGGCTGCTATTCAGGCGGTGAATGGCTACAAAACGAAGCCGGTCAAATCGCCGCCGCCCTTCGTACTGCTGCCTTGTACTGCAAACGCGACAGGCTGATCTTGCTATCGCTAGCTGATGAGCTTGATGCCCAGTAGTCAGGCCCACTAACCACCCAACCAATGACCATCCTCTGCGACTACGAGATCAAAGCGCTGTGCACCGATGGCATGGTGCCAAACTACGACGAAGCATTGATCAATCCCGCCAGCCTTGACCTGCGGCTAGGTGACACGATCATGATCGAGTCTGCCGAAAACCTCAACATGCGGCCGCTCAGCATTGCAGGACGCACGGCGGAGAATCCCTACGAGCTAAAGCCTGGGCAGTTCATCCTTGCGCAGACGATTGAGGTATTCAACATGCCGGAGAACATTGCCGGTTTGTTCTTCCTCAAGTCCAGCCGCGCACGCGAAGGCTACGAAAACCTGCACGCCGGTTACGCGGATCCTGGCTGGCATGGCAGCGTGCTGACCTTAGAGCTGAAGAACTCGCGTCAGATCCTGTCGCTGCCGCTGTGGCCTGGCTTAAAGATCGGGCAGATGGTGTTCTTCCGCATGAGCCAGCAGCCGGTGACCAGCTACAGCGTCACTGGCCATTACAACTCAGACATCACGACGACGGCCTCGAAGCAGTTCCTCAGCGGCATCTAGGTGCCACTGCTCTAGACCAGTCCGCAACGCTGCCGACGCTTCCTGCGCAAGCCAGTGGATTTGAGACCGCTGGCTTGCTTCTTGCTCGGCTAGCAGCAATGCATATTCCAGCAGTCCGCCCCAATCTGCTGCAGCATGTAACGCACGCAGCTGCGCAGCATTGGCAGCACCGTGGAATTGTGCTTCCATTGTATGAACCAACGGATTCTCCATGTCTGACGCTATTGGCGACTACTTGAACAGTATCGCGCGGTATCCACTTTTAACGCCGCAACAAGAGATACAACTTGGCCGCCGAGTCTCAAAGTGGAGAGAACTAAAGGATCTTAAAAGACCTTTGACAATGCAAGAACGCCGCGAGCTACGCAGCGGTGAGCGTGCCCGGCAAAAGTTCATGCAATCCAACCTTCAACTTGTAGTGCATGTTGCACGCAAGTACAGCAGGCGCAACACGCAAACGCTTGACATGCTGGATCTGATCCAAGAAGGCAACATCGGCCTTGCGCGCGCTGTCGAGTTGTTTGACTACACCCGCGGATACAAGTTCAGCACCTACGCCTACTGGTGGATTCGCCAATCCATCGGGCGTGCATTGATTCAATACGACCCCATCATCAGGCTGCCGCTTGGCGTGCATGAAATGCTGATCAAGCTCAACAAGACAGCGCAGGCATTTGCGCAAGAGCACGGACGCACAGCAACCATGGCGGAGCTTGCTGCAGTGCTTGATGTGACTCCTAAGATGATATCTGACACATTGCAGCAGTCGTATCGGGTCACAAGCCTCGATAAACCTGCGCAAGATGAATCATCTAACATTCTTGACATCATTGCCGATAAAAGACAATACGACGTTGAATACGATTGGCAGCTTGAAACCGTACGTGATTATTGCGACGAGCATTTAGATGATCGCACGCGTGAAATCATCTATGCACGCAACAGTCGCAATCCAGTGCCGTGGAATGACCTAGAAAAGCGCATGGGCCTATCACGTGCACGCATGTGCGAAATACAAAGGCGTGGCATCAGCCGCCTTCGTATGCTGATAGGCAACCCGCTGGCAGGCACCCCACTTGGCGCCAACAATACGGAAAGTCGGGAACATCTGGAGAGTCTGCCTAGCGGGAATGTGTAAAGATCACCAGCAAGAATGGCAGGCTAGAGTGTTCTATCATCAGATGCTTGAATCCAGTGCAGCACAGCAAGCTCACGATCTAGCAGATAAGAATCCCGCTGATTGAACCATTGCTGCCATTCTTCGCTTCCTTTATTTCGATTGCATGGCCTGCAGGCTGGCACAAGATTAGTCGTCACAGTAGCGCCACCTTTATGGCGCGGCTTGACGTGATCTAACGTGTCAGCTAGGTCTCCGCAGTAAGCGCATTGATGCTGCCATGCCTCAAAGATTTGCTGCCTGAATCTATGTTTTGCACTGCGTTTCGGGATGAGGTTTGCGCCATCAATGCAGTGATCCACGCAGTGGAGTCAGCTACACCAGCTTAATAATCCCAGCGCACGCGTGGCCTGCCGCGACGCATTCCTAAATGCACAAATCCTTTAGGCGCACCGTAGCCGAGCGAATACGGCCAGTGGTCATCACACCACTCCTGCACGTGGTTGATGTTGACCTCGCGGATATAGAAATCAACCGCACCAACGTCAGGTGCATCGTATAGGTGCTCGCTGCCGCTGGAGCCGCCTACCGCTGCATTGATGGCGCGCGGGCGGTAGCCGCTGGTGATGACCACAGGCTTGCCACCAAACTTGACGCGTGCACGCTCAAGGAATGCCGCTAGCTCTGCTGCCGTGTCGAGCTGGTATTGATGGTCAAAGCGCCGTGCTTCTTGAAATAGCGCAAACTCACCAAGCTGCACGTGCGGCGTGATGCGAGCTGTAAATGCACTATTGGGCGACAGCTTGGCAGGATCCTGCTGCTGCTCACCGGCCCATAGCCTGCCTTCTGCGCGGCGACGACGCAATAGTCCGGCCTCTACAGCACTCCCTGGGTTGCGGTACAACTCCATTGCTGCTGGCACTGCCTGCCAGTCCTTGCCGACAAGGCATTTGCTGATGGTTTCAAAACCAGTGTTGCCGTAAAAACCAGCGCCGAGGTTGTAGGCAAAGGAGATCAACGCGCATTGCTTGTTGCCCGTCATCTCATTCCAAAATGGCACGCTGTTGCGCAGTTTTGCGGCGATGCGCTCCACTTCAAGCGTCAGTAGCTGATCGGCATCAATCACGGTGATCTTGTCACCGCGTTGCACCTTGCGACCATCTGGGTAGCGCGTGGTGCCGTAGCCAATTGTTGCCACATCCCATCCGTGCAGAGGGTCTGGATAAGCGCTGAGATGCACGCCCTCGAACTCTTTAATGAGTTTTACCGCTGGGTCATAATTATGCAGCTTGCCGCCAGCTTGCCAGGTCTTGTACCACGGCTGATCCCTATTAAAGACTTCAGGCGCAACCTTTAATAGCTCAGCCTCTAATTCAGAGATGGCCGCCATTTGATGTGGCGTGCCGTGCTTGTAATGCTTAAACAGGTCGGTCAGTTTGATCATCGCTTAACCAATGGAGTGACAACACCAGCAAGCACTTCGATAGCCCTATAAAGTTTGACCGCAAGTTTGGCGGTTTTTCTTAGTGCTTTGTTGTCTTTCGGTGTTGGCGTCAAGTTGACCACGATCAACGCGACGCCATGAATGGCAACTGCCAACGCAATATAATCAGCAATGCGATCCATGGCTAAGCATGCGGCCGTCCCTCTAGCTTAGATACCCTTTGCTCAACCGTATTCAGCCGCGTAAAGGTCTCTTTGCGATCTTCTTTGATATCGGTGTGCAGCACTTCTAATTGCGTTGCAATGTGCTCTACTGCGCTGGTCAGCCGAATCACTGCATCTCGCGCTTCATCATTGCGGCGGCTAAAGCCCATTGCGCCCATTGCGGCAACGGAGATCGACGCCCCGGCGACAGCAGCAATCAGCTCGATCATGCAATTAGCTTAGCTGTCGGCTAAGATTGACGCCTAGAACCTTTTTGGAGGTCTAGGCGTTCCCGTAGCGGCCGGCTGCGGGCACCAGGTGGGCACCGCGTGAGGACCCACCACCGGCCACACTTTTACCAAGGCACGCCTGCCTGCTTAGTGGGCTGCCGTTGCTCGTCGATCTGACTGTCGAGTGCGGCGTGGATTTCGAGCACCTTCTCATCGCCCAGCTTTTGCAGCACCCAGGCGACCACCACATCCTCAGTCAGTTCGGAGTAGGGGATCAGGCTGCCTTCAGGGCGCTCCAGTCCGAGGCTGCCGTAGGCGCCAGCGGAATAAACCGCATCATCGCTTTTGGCGTCCACGGTGTAGTGAGCGACGAAAACGTAACCGTCGCTTGTCTCTCTTTCGAGCTGAGCGATGCGCCAGGTGTAGGTGTTAGCCATGGATGGGGTGGTCATGTGGTGAGATTAGCTGGGGTGAGCAGTGACGTGGACTAGGGGCTTTGCTCAAAAACGTGTCTGGCTGACAAAGAATGTGCCCGCCAGACTCATGCTGCGCAAAACCAGTATTGAAGGGGACTACTCACCGAGCAAGTTACCGAGCAAGTACCGAGCAAGTAGTGAGTAGGACTAGATGGTCTAGGTAGATGTCCCTCCAAAGAACTGGATGTTTACAGTTTTTGAACCCGCAGACGTATTGGTCACACGGATTACCCCATTTGTGGGGGTTGTCACGGTAAAGCTCGCACCAGATGTCGTGCCGTTGTCTGTGGCAATCTGTTGAATTGAAGAATCGGTGCCACGTCCAAACACTGAGAACGTTGTGTGGGTACGAACGGCTGCGTTGCCGGCGTCTGTGTTGCTCACAACTAAAAAGCCTTGATAACCACCGCCGCCAGTATTGATGCTTATATCAACAGTACCGCTAGTGGCTATGCCTGTTGCACTTTTAGATATAATTCCAATGTTTGGGCCGATAGCTACCACTGTGTCGCCTGACATTGTGCCTTCGGTTGATGTCCCAATGCAAGTAACTCCATTGGCTTTAATCCTCATCCGCTCCGTAGGGCTGCTCGCTCCATCGGCGGTAGTGGAGAACACTAGTCTGCCCGGCATGTCGTTAGTGCCGGGGGTGCCGTCTACTGCGCCGGTAATGCTTGCCGCTTGTACAAAGTTTGTGCCGTCCGACCCCTCAAAGCTGAGTTGTCCAATGCCGTCACCACTCTGAACAATGGTGTTGCTTCCGACTGTAGTGCCTCTCGACTTTGCAAAAATGTACTGAATAGCATTTGAGCTATTAGCATTTTGGATTTGACTGATTCGCGCTGTATCGCCAGTTGTTCCTTCTATTTGAAGACGCGCACTTTGCGCTCCGCCGC